CGTCTCTGATGGCCGCCACAGCGCACGCACTTCTCAGCGCATCGAGCGCGCATCGCTGGCTCGTCTGCACCGCCGCGCCGAAACTCGAGGCAGAGTTCCCCGACACGACGAGCACGTACGCCAAAGAAGGCACGCTCGCGCACGAGATCTGCGAGCTGAAGCTGACGAAGTACATTACAACGATGCCGCGCGGGACGTATACGAAGAAGCTCAATGCACTCAAGAGGCACGAACTTTACGATCCAGAGATGGATGAGACGACGGACACATATCTTGACTATGTGAAACGTACGGCACTCGGTTATGCAGTGCCGCCGAGCATTCAGATTGAGCGACGCGTAAACTTTAGCGACTACGCCCCCGACGGTTTCGGCACGGCGGACTGTCTCCTGCTTGCGGGCGATACACTCCACGTCATTGACTATAAGCACGGCAAGGGCGTCGTCGTCGATGCGGATCACAACCCGCAGATGATGCTCTATGCACTCGGGGCGATGCACGACTTTGCCCTGCTCTACCGCTTCAAGACGGTCAGAATGGCGATCGTGCAACCACGCGTCGGCAGTATCAGCGAGTTCGCCTGTACGGCGGACGAACTTCTGCACTGGGGCGAGACGGTCGTCAAAGTGAAGGCGGCAGAGGCAATGGGCAAGAGTCCCGTATTCGCTCCCGGTGAGCACTGTCGCTTCTGCCGCGCAAAACAACAGTGCAAGGCGCGCTGCAATTACTACGCAGATCTGCACCCTGCCCTGGGGAAAGACCCCCGTATTATCTCATTGACAGAACTCGGGCAGTATCTGGGGCTTGCAGGCGCGCTCAAGAAGTGGGCAGAGGATTTACAGGAATATGCGCTCAGCGAGTGCCTTGCCGGGAGTAATGTCCCCGGCTGGAAGGCGGTAGCCGGACGCGGTGCCCGCTCCTTTACGGATGCAGACAAGGCGTTCGCCATTCTCAAGAAAGACGGCATCGATGAATGTCTGCTCTATAAGCGTGAACCGCTGTCGCTGGCGCAGATAGAAAAAGAACTCGGCAAGAAGCGTTTTACGGAACTTGTCGGCAAGTTGGTCGTCAAAGAACCGGGCAAGCCTACGCTCGCTCCGGCATTTGATCCTCGTCCTGCGGTGACGAACGTGCCGCAAGCGGCAGATGTATTTCAGGACTTAGGAACAGAAGGAGAAAAGAATCATGAGCTATCAAATGCGACCCTCGGATGTACTGCTGCGGAACGTGCGCCTCTCGTACGTTCGTTTTGACAAGGCTGTCTCGCGCAACCCCGGACAAGAAAAGAAGTACAGCTGCACGATCCTCGTACCGAAGACAGATTTTACGCAGAAACAGGCGATCGATAACGCCATCGAGGCGGCGATTGCCATCGGCCGCGAAAAGTACGGCAATGCCGTTCCTCCGAAGCCCAAGACAGTGATCTGGGACGGTGACGGATATACACAGTCGGGCAAGGAGTTCGGTCCTGAGGCAAAGGGACACTGGGTATTCACGGCAGGGCTTGCAGAAGCGCGCGGCCCCGTGCAGGTGGTTGACCTGAGTCGCAACCCAATTCTCAATCAGAGCGAGATCTACAGCGGCATGTACGCCAACGTCCTGGTCAACTTCTACTTTTACAAGAACGAATCGGTCGGCGTCGGCGCAGGACTCGGGCCCGTGCAGAAGGTTGCGGACGGTGAGCCGCTCGGAGGAACACTGCCCTCGGCGGATGATGTGTTCGGCGCACCGGACGCGGCGGCACCGATGGCAGGACAGACATACACAGCCGCACAACGGGGCGCATCTCCTGCGGTCGCGACCGCTGCGGCGATGCAGCCGCAGATCAACCCGCTGACCGGCGCGCCCATGTAACCCGAACGAGGGGGCAACCGCCCCCTTTTGAGGACTTATTTATGCGACATCTATCCATTGATCTTGAAACCTACAGTGAGAACGACATCAAGCTGGGCATCTCGAAATATGTAGAGTGCCCGAACTTCAAAATACTGTTATTCGCATACGCGTGGGACTTCGGCAAAGTTCATGTCGTCGATCTGGCATGCGGGGAGGAAGTTCCCACCGACGTGATCGACGCGCTCACGGACCCAGAGGTCACGAAGCACGCATTCAACGCGGCGTTTGAGTTACACTGTCTGCACCGCAGCGGTATACTGACTCCTTACAGGCAATGGGCATGCACGCAACTCCACGGGCTCTATCTCGGCTACCCTGCCGGACTCGATAAAATCGGCAAGGCTCTTGGACTTGCGCAAGATAAGAAAAAGAGCGCAAGCGGCAAAGCCCTTATTCGTTATTTTTGTCTGCCGTGCAAGCCAACGAAGAGCAATGGGGGCAGGACGCGCAATCTGCCGGAGCACGATCCAGAAAAGTGGGAGGCGTTCAAGGCGTACAACGCACAGGACGTTGTGACGGAAATGGAGGTCTGCCGCCGTCTTGCGGCGTTCCCTGTTCCCGACGCGCTGCAAGCGGAATGGGTGACCGATCAGAAGATTAACCGACACGGAGTTCTCCTCGACCGGGAACTTGTATGCGGGGCGCTCCAAATAGATGCTGCCGAAAAGCAGCATCTTATGCAGGAAGCCGCAGCGATCACGGGGCTTGGCAACCCAAACAGCCGCGATAAGCTCCTCAAATGGCTCAACGACAACACGAACGTCGAAATGGAGAAACTGACGAAAGAGAGCGTCGCTGAGGCACTCGAGATCGCTGACGATACCACCGCGAAGGTGCTGGATATCCGCAGACGGCTCTCCAAGACCTCCGTCAAAAAGTACGAGATGATGAACGCTGCCGCAGGGGAAGACGGCCGCGTGCGTGGTGTGCTTCAGTTCTACGGCGCAAATCGCACGGGCAGATGGGCAGGCCGACTCATCCAAGGACAAAATCTGCCGCGCAACTATTTGAGGAACCTCGATCTTGCCCGTGATCTCGTACGGCGGGGCAATCGGGAAGCGGTCGCCCTGCTCTTTGGCGATGTTGGTGATACGCTCTCACAGCTCATCCGCACGGCGATTATCGCACCCGAGGGGAAACTGCTCTGCATCTCGGACTTCTCCGCAATCGAGGCGCGTGTGCTTGCGTGGCTCGCAAGGGAGAAGTGGGTGCTTGAAGCGTTTGACCGAGGAGAGGACATCTACTGCGCGACCGCATCCAGTATGTTCCACGTCCCCGTCGAAAAACACGGCGCGAACAGTCACCTGCGGCAGAAAGGCAAAATCGCAGTGCTTGCAAGCGGGTATCAAGGCGGTCCGAATGCACTCATCAGCATGGGTGCACTCAAGATGGGACTCACTGAGGAGGAGCTCCCCGACATCGTCAGCCGCTGGCGCAAAGCGAACCCTCGCATCGTGGACTTCTGGCAGAAGGTCGAAAACGCCGCACTCTATGTGATGAACACAGCGCGTCCCGTTGGACTTGACCACGGCATCATTTTCACGCGGGAGGTCTGTCCGGTCGAAGGTGTGGACTTTCTCACGATCACGCTACCTTCGGGGCGCAAGCTCTTTTACCCAAGCCCTTATATTTCCGTCAATCAGTTCGAGCGAGAGGCGCTGCATTACCGCACGCAGATCGGGGCGAACTGGGGGACAAACAGCACCTACGGCGGCAAACTCACGGAGAATATTACACAGGCGGTCGCACGTGATTGTCTCGCGGCAGCAATTACGCGTCTCTCGGATACGGGCTATCGGATCACAATGCACATTCACGATGAGGTTGTGATCGAAATCCCCGAAGAAGGAGCGGACGAAACGCTCGAAAAAGTCAATGCCATTATGTCAGATCCGCTGCCGTGGGCTCCGGGACTACACCTAACTGCCGCCGGATTCACCAGCAAATACTACATGAAGGACTAAGGGGGGGGGCAATGCTTTGCAGAATGACCGAATTATACGCGTCAGCATCGGTGCAAGCCGTACCTCAAAAGAGTGGCAGCGTACCGAGTATCTCTGGAGCGAGTTTATTGTTACGCTCTCCACACCAAAGCGTACGGAAGAGACCATCGAACAATACCACGCCCTATCGAAACGCGAGCAGGGGCGTCTAAAAGATGTTGGTGGTTTTGTCGGCGGTACGCTGAAAGGCCTCCAACGAAAAGCGGCAAACGTTGAAAGCCGTGACCTCATCACACTTGACATGGACGCCATTGCACCGGGAGAAACGCAGACCATCATCCGACGCATCGCAGGTCTCGGCATCGCCTACGCCGTCTATAGTACACGCAGCCATACCGAGCACCGTCCACGGCTGCGCGCCATCTTCCCAACCGATCGGAGCATCACGGCGGATGAATATGAACCGATCGCGCGCAAGATCGCGAGCCTCATCGGCATCGACCTTTGCGATCCGACGACGTTTGAGGCAAGCCGCCTCATGTTCTGGCCAAGTTGCAGCAAGGACGCGATCTATGTCTTTTGCTTTGAGGACAAACCGTTTTTGTCTGCTGATGGCATTCTAAGCACCTACGAGGACTGGCATGATGTGCGAACATGGCCGCAGGTGCCGGGGGCAACCGGGGCGAAGGAGCGTCTGGCGCTCTCAAAGCAGTCGGATCCAACGAAGAAAACGGGCATCGTCGGCGCGTTTTGCCGCGTCTATGACATCCTCGGGGCAATCGAGGCATTTATCCCGCACGCATACGAACCGACGGACAGCAGCGACCGCCTGACGTTTGCGACAGGTTCCACGGTCGCGGGCGCAGTGCTCTATGACGACAACAAGTTCCTTTACTCACACCATGCGACCGACCCGTGCAGCGGGCATCTGGTCAATGCGTTCGACCTCATCCGCCTGCATAAATTCGCGGAGCTGGATGAACCTGCGAAAGAGGGAACGCCAAACAACCGGCTGCCGTCGTTCCTTGCGATGCAGAAGGAGGCACTCGCAGATGCAGCCGTCGCCACGGAGCTGCAAACGGAGCGCGCGGCACAGGCGGCGGACGTGTTTGGGAGGGCAGATCCTCCGGAGCACACAGGAACGGGCGGCGGGGCGGAGCCCCCTGCGGTCGACGTGAACTGGATGCGGACGGCAGGAATCCAGTTCAGCGACACAGGGAAGCCGAAAAAGACGATGGACAATATCGTGCGGATTCTCAATAGTGACCCGCTGCTCAAGGGAAAAGTCGCCTATGATGCGTTCAGCATCCGCGTACTGGCTCTTGGGGCTTTGCCGTGGAATGCGGCAACGGATCGCAGACTATGGACGGATTCCGATGACGCGGGCGTGCAGTGGTACCTAGAATACCGCTTTGACATCACCGGCAAGGATAAGATTCTCAGCGCGCTGATTCTTGTTGCCGAGCGAAACAGTTTTAATGACGTTGTGGAATATCTGCGAAGCGTTACTTGGGATGGAAAAGAACGGCTGGATGATCTGTTCAGAGATTATCTGGGGGCGCCGGATACACCATATACCCGAACCGTCTGCCGCAAAGCATTTGTGGCCGCCGTGGCACGCGCCATGACGCCGGGATGCAAATATGACTACGTTCCGGTACTTGTCGGGCGACAAAGCCTCGGCAAGAGCACGTTCCTGCAAACAATAGCAAAATCGTGGTTTAGCGACAGCTTTTCGACCTTCGACGGAAAAGACGCAGTTGAGAGTATTCAAGGCAGGTGGATCATCGAGCTTGCCGAAATGACGGGATACTCGAAATCTGCAGAGAATATCATCAAGCAGTTCCTGTCCCGTACGAGCGACTTTTTCCGCATGCCGTTCGGACGCCGAGCCGCTGAGTACCCGCGCAAATGTGTATTCTTCGGCTCGTGCAACGAAACTGAATTTCTACGCGATCTCACAGGTAATCGCCGTTTCTGGCCGGTGGATGTTGGGATAAAGCCCGCCGAGAAAAGCATCTGGAAAGATTTGCCGCACGAGGTGGATCAGATATGGGCAGAGGCAGTACACCGATGGCGCGCAGGTGAATTCCTGTATCTTACACCCGAGATGGAAGCCGTTGCAAAAGAAATGCAGGATGGACACCGAGAGAGCAACATCCGTGAAGGTCTGATAAAAGCTTTTCTGCAAAAACCTGTACCGAGAAACTACCAGACAATGGCGCTGCGGGAGCGTCAAATATTTTGGAGTGGTGCCTTAGAGGATAAAGGGGAACTCGTTCCGCGAGATCGCATCTGTGCGCTTGAGGTCTGGTGCGAATGCCTGGATGGAGATCCGAAACTAATGAAGCGCAGCGATGCCAAAGAAATCAATCTGATTCTTGAACATCTTCCAGGAACAGTACGAACCGGAAAAGCCTCCCGTTTCGGATACTGCGGCGTCCAGAGAGGCTTTCTCATTACAAATGAAAAAGGCATGTAACAAACCGTGTAACATTGGCGTAACATAGGTGTAACTTTGCGTGTAACGTTACACAGAATGTTACACGTTTGTTACAAGAATGTTACACGCTCTAACTCGTTGCCGCTCTAAGGATTATACCTATTTATGTAACATGTAACATTGATTCCTTATGAGTATAGAAATAGAGGAATTAGGCAACGAGTTAGGGACGAAAAACAGCCTAAATAAGACCTCTCATAAACGCGCGCGCGAAAAGTTACAAATACGAAAGGAAACTGGGATGAAAGAACGAGACATAGAGGTGCTGCTGCGCGAAGGCGTCAAGCAGTTGGGCGGTAAAGCCTATAAATGGGTATCGCCGGGAAATGCAGGTGTGCCCGACCGTATCGTCATTCTTCCAGGCGGTAAGGTGATCTTTGTCGAGCTGAAGCAGGAGAATGGACGGCTGACACGGCTGCAAAAAGTCCAGCAGGAGACACTTCACGGAATGGGTGCCGTCGCTGTCACGCTTCGCGGCGCGGAGGATGTGAAGATGTATCTCGATGTGCTGAAGGAGATGATGGAACGTGGAGCTAAAGCCGCATGCGTATCAACGGTACTGCATTGATCGTCTCATCGCCGATCCGCGCATTGCCCTCTTTCTGGACATGGGACTTGGCAAGACGATTATCACGCTGTCAGCGATCTATCATCTCAAGTACTCGCGCTTCACCGTCCGTAAGGTGCTTATCATCGCCCCGAAGAAAGTCGCAGAGGCAACGTGGCAACGCGAGGCGGCGAAATGGGACGGAGTGCATATCCTCCGAATGCAGACGGTCCTCGGCACGCAGGCGCGGCGGCTGAAAGCACTGAATACGCCCGCCGACATCTACATTATCAACCGTGAGAATGTACCGTGGCTCGTGGAGCATTACCGCAATGATTGGCCGTTTGACATGGTGGTCGTGGATGAATCCAGCAGCTTCAAGAATCCGCGCGCAAAACGATTCAAGGCGCTCTCGTATATGTATCCGCATATCAAACGGACAGTGCTTCTCACGGGAACACCAAGCCCGAATGGGATCATCGACCTTTGGAGCCAGATCTATCTATTGGATCGGGGCGAGCGTCTCGGCAGCACGTTCTCAGGCTTCCGTAATCGGTATTTCACACCCGGCGAGCGGTCGCGTGACATCATCTATACCTACGATCCGAAAGACGGTGCAGAGGACGCTATTATGAGTGCCATCGGCGACATCGCGGTGAGCATGAAGGCGGCGGACTATCTGCAGCTACCGCCCGTGGTCGAGGATACGATCCCCGTTGTACTGGATGCGAAGGCGCGCAAGGCGTATGACACGATGGAGCGGACGATGGTGCTGGAACTCCTGCAGAGCGGCGCGCAGATCACGGCAGCGAGCGCGGCGGCGCTCTCAAACAAGCTGCAGCAGCTTGCCAATGGGGCAGTCTACAATGAGGAGCATAAACCTCATGCGGTGCATGACTGCAAGATCGAGGCGTTCATGGAGCTGATTGAGCAGCTGAACGGGAAATCTGCGCTGGTCTTTTACAATTTTCAGCACGATCTTGCGCGGATCGTCGAGGCACTGCGGCAGACGAATCTCCGGGTGCGGGTTCTTCGTGGAGCAGAGGATGAACTGGCATGGAATCACGGCGAGGTGGATATTCTCCTTGCGCATCCCGCGAGTGCCGCGTATGGGCTGAACCTACAGGACGGTGGCAACCATGTCGTCTGGTACGGTCTGAACTGGAGCCTTGAACTGTATCAACAGGCGAATAAGCGTCTGCATCGGCAGGGGCAAACGCAGACGGTCATCGTCCACCATCTTGTCTGCACAGATACGCGCGATGAGGACATTCTGCACGCGATCAGTATGAAGGAGCGGGCGCAGGAGTTCGTTCTTGAGAGCCTTAAGGCTCGAATCGATAAGTACAGAGTGCATTGAGGAGGACTACGAAATGCTGATTTTCATGAAAAATGTCAAGAAATTCGTGATGAAGGAACGCCCTGTGCTGGCTGCTGTCCACTATCACGCAGGGCGTGCATATGCTTCAAACGTGTATAGCCTTGTCTGGATTGAAGATAATTTGAGGCGGGAGGGGGCTTTTGATGCTGAGAGTGGCGCACCTGTCGAGCTGGATGCGAAGCTGCCGACACCATCCTTTGACAAGGTTGTGCCCAAAGTCAACGAGGATTCTGCGTATGCGACTGTAGGGAATGCCGAACTGATACAGATGCTCTCGGTACTGAAGGCAGTGGACGCTTGCGCGCCCAATCGGAAAGATTCGGATGCGGTCATGCTTGTTTGGCGTGCATCTGGGCTCATAATGTACGCGCGCGGAAAGACGCTACGCGCGGAATATTGTCTTTCCGGAAAGACGGAGAACTTGGCAGATGGGGCGCTGCGCTTTGCAGTGTTCAACGCAAGGCTTCTATCCGTTTTAATCGACTACCTCCGACAACGAAAAGGTGCTACACGATTTTATGTCTCCCAACGCATCATATCCCCTTTACGAGTCGATATGGCACCTCCTTGCGCCGTGTCTTCGGGTGTAGTCATTGCCCCGCAGTATTTCATCGAAGTTGATCGCTGGGCGGATGTTGTACCCGAGGATGTGATTCGTCGCTGCAACGAAAACGCAGGGGCGCGATGCTAACCCTCGGAAGTCTCTTTGATGGAATAGGCGGGTGGGTTCTCTCGGCAAATCATGCGGGGATAACGCCTGTATGGATACGGTGAGATGTTGAATGTGTGAAAGAGGTTCGATGATGACATACAAGGTGGAGCGGTTGGGGGTTACAGGCGCACTCTCTTGTTGCTTCGAGCATGGAGGGCGTGTGTATTCCGCACAGGTGGACTGTGTGCCGTTTTACGGCGCGGCAGCGTGCACGATCTGTCCTGAGAATGGTTTTGATGAGATGTATACCATGGGCGACGTCCCATTGACAGAGGCGGGGTTGATCTCCTGCATCGAGCAGTTTGTAAAAATGAAGGAAGCAATTCGATGACTTGCAAGGTTCATCGACGGTTTTGCAGGGTTCGATGTATTTTTTTGTGCACGAAAAGCTGCAAAGGCAAGTCGCTCTAAGAGAGACGACGTTGCGAGGCTGTCGCGAAGTTTTGCGAAGTAGGAGGTAGAAGATGGCAGACACGAAGTATCCGCAGAGTGCAGAGCCAAACGAGTTTCGATACTTTAACTTTGCGTGGCTGATTGAAATCGCCGCGGGTCTCACCGCGGGTGCGGAGAAGCATCCGGGCGAGACGTGGCACGACATCCCTGCAAAAGAGCACGCAGCACGAGCCGTACGGCATCTTTCGATGTGGCTTGCCGGCGATCGGAGTGACAAGCACATCATCAACGCGAGTATGCGCTGCATGATGGCATGGGTGATGGATCAGGAGGAGTCGAAGAAAATGCGTGAGATAAAATTCAGGGTGTGGGATCCGGCAGGGAAGCAGTGAAGATCAGATTTCTACGGCGGACATTCTGAAATTGCTTCCGGTACAGCCGCTCTTCGGAAATCGTAGAGGAAAGACAATCTGGATGGTGTTTATGAAATTTCCAATTGCTGGCGATGGCAAAATGATGTGATTCGGAGTGCGTAAACAAGGGGAGTCGAATGGTTGAAATCAAACAAGTAAGGGCATACCTTTGGCGTGTCCGTGATATAGAGCGGGATCTGAAATTGCTTGAACAGGAGTATGAGCAGGCAAAAGACGATATCTTGCATCTGAAAGCGATCCAGTATGATGCGAATAAGGTCAGTGGCGGCAAGATTGGCGATCTTTCTGATGCGATCATAATGTTGGAGAAGTACGCAGAGGAGATCAACCTTCAATGGAATTGCTTGATTGCATTACGGAAAGAGGCAAGAGTTCAGATTGAGCAGATACCTGACGGGCGATATAGAGCGGTATTGCTGGGGAGGTATTTATACGGGCAGTCATGGGAGCAAGTGGCGGTCAGCATGGGATATACCTATCGAAATGTACTGGAGCTTCATGGTAAAGCACTGCAAAGTTTCGCTGTTGTCGGAAAGTTTTCATAGATTTTCATATTATTTCTGTGATATAGTATAAACTGGAAAAAGCAAGGGGCACAGCTACGGCGGTGCTCCTTTTGTATGCAACGCAAACGGTAAGAAGGGAGGAGGTGTCCGATGCCAAGAAAGCCGAAGCGACCCTGCCGCATGACGGGCTGTCCGAACCTTACGGATCGAAAAAGTTGCTACTGCGAGGAGCACGAGAAAACGATGCAGAGACATTACGAGCACTTCACACGCGGGTACGATCAGCATGAGAGATACGGCAGCGCATGGAGACGCATTCGTGACCGTCACTTGGCGGGGCATCCACTTTGTGAAATGTGCAAAGAGCAAGGCAGATATGTCCTTGCGACGCTTGTGCATCATATCAGACCTCTCGACGACGGTGGCACACATGAGGAGAGCAATTTGATGTCGCTTTGCGTATCGTGCCATGAACGGATTCACCGGCGCGGCAGTGGCGACCGCTAGACCCCAGGGGGCGGTCAAATCTATAAAACCGCGCCGTTACTGGACCGGGGAGGGGGCTTACGTGAAAAAATGGTAAATCAAACAGGGTATTAAAAAATGGGGTGAGAAGATGGCGCGGGACGGTACGAACCGTGGCGGCAGACGCCCCCGCGCCGGAAGAAAACCGCAGGCACTGTCGGATAAGGTCGCGGACGGGCAGACGGCACATGTTTTGGAATTCCCGGGAGTGGATCTCGGTGGTGTTGACCACCTGAAGGCAGAAGATCTATGCGGCTCTGACATGCCGCGCCCAAGTGCATACCTGTCGGCGTGTCAGAAGAACGGAAAGACGCTCGGTGCAGATGATATTTTCCGTGAAACATGGCAGTGGCTCAAGGAGCGCGGGTGTGAACGTCTTGTGAATCCTCGGCTCATCGAGAGCTATGCACAGGCGTTCGCTCGCTATATCCAATGCGAGGAGGCTGTGAGTCAATACGGTTTGCTCGGAAAGCATCCGACCACGGGCGGTGCGATTGCAAGCCCGTTTGTACAGATGGCATTGTCGTTCCAGAAGCAATCCAATCTGCTTTGGTATGAAATCTTCGACATCGTAAAGCAGAACTGCACAACAAACTTCAACGGCTCGGCGCAGGAAGACCCGATGGAGAGATTACTGCGGTCGCGCATGCAAAAGTAGGGAGATGACTCTTTGCGGAAATTGACGGACTACAAGCCGACGAAGTTCATGGCAGAGGACGCACGCTATGACAAAGCCGCTGCGGATTACGCCGTGGGCTTTATTGAGTGCCTGTGTCATACGAAGGGGATGTGGGCAGGAAAGCCCTTCGAGCTCATTGACTGGCAGGAGCGCATCATCCGCGACCTCTTTGGAGTTGTGAAGCCGAACGGCTATCGTCAGTTCAACACGGCATATATCGAGATTCCGAAGAAGCAAGGAAAAAGTGAACTCGCCGCCGCCATAGCGCTGCTTCTCTGCTGTGGTGATGGGGAGGCCGGAGCTGAAGTATATGGCTGTGCTGCTGATCGGCAGCAGGCAAGCATCGTGTTTAAGGTTGCCGCCGACATGGTGCGTATGTGTCCGGCACTTAACAAGCGGGTGAAGATTCTTGATTCGCAGAAGCACATGAAATACCTGCCAACAAACAGCACCTATCAGGTACTCTCGGCAGAAGCTTATACGAAACACGGGTTCAATATTCACGGTGTTGTATTTGATGAGCTTCACACGCAGCCGAACCGCAAGCTCTTTGACGTTATGACGAAAGGTTCCGGCGACGCACGAATGCAGCCGCTCTACTTCCTTATCACCACAGCGGGGACGGATACACAGTCCATCTGTTACGAGACGCATCAAAAGGCAAAGGACATTTTGGACGGACGAAAGATCGACCCGACTTTCTATCCTGTGATCTACGGGGCCGAAGTCGATGAGGACTGGACGGATCCCGCAGTGTGGAGAAAAGCGAACCCATCGCTCGGGATTACAGTTGGCATGGATAAGGTACAGGCGGCCTGTGCTTCTGCGATGCAGAATCCTACTGAGGAAAACAGTTTTCGTCAACTGCGGTTGAATCAATGGGTGAAGCAGTCCGTACGGTGGATGCCGATGGACAAGTGGGATGCGTGCGCCACACCCGTGGAAGCTGAGTCCTTAGAAGGTCGTGTTTGTTACGGCGGGCTTGACCTTTCTTCCACGATGGACATTACGGCTTTCGTGCTTGTGTTCCCTCCAACGGAGGAAGATGAGCCATTTGCCGTGCTTCCATATTTCTGGATTCCCGAGGAGAATATCGACCTGCGTGTGCGGCGCGACCATGTTCCCTATGACGTGTGGGAGAAGCAGGGCTATCTGCAAACGACAGAGGGGAATGTGGTTCACTATGGCTTCATTGAGGCGTTCATCGAGAAACTGGGCGAAAAGTACAACATCCGCGAGATTGCTTTCGACCGATGGGGCGCAGTGCAGATGGTGCAGAATCTTGAGGGCATGGGATTCACTGTGGTTCCGTTCGGGCAGGGCTTCAAGGATATGAGTCCGCCGACCAAGGAACTGATGAAGCTGACGCTGGAAAAGAAAATAGCGCACGGCGGGCATCCCGTCATGCGCTGGATGGCAGACAATATCTTTATTCGCACCGACCCTGCGGGGAACATCAAGGCAGATAAGGAGAGGTCTACCGAGAAGATCGACGGTGTGATTGCTCTGATTATGGCACTGGATCGTGCGATCCGCTGCGGCAATGATGCGTCGGAATCTGTCTACGATACGCGCGGCATACTGGTGTTCTGAAAGGAGTGATACGCATGAATTTTTTCAGCAGATTTTTTCGATCGAGGGACAAGCCTACGAATCTTCTCGGCGGCCTAGTCTTTTTGTTTGGACCGACGGCGGCGGGAAAGGTGGTCAATGAACGGACTGCGATGCAGACGACAGCAGTCTACGCCTGTGTGCGCATCCTCGCGGAATCTATCGCGGGACTGCCACTTCATGTCTACGCATACGAGGGGCAGGGAAAAGAGCGTGTGCCGGCGCATCCGCTGTACTTCCTGCTCCATGATGCGCCGAATCCCGAGATGACGAGTTTCGTATTCCGCGAGACGCTGATGACGCATCTTCTTCTGTGGGGGAATGCCTACGCACAGATCCTGCGCGACGGCATGGGACGGGTGATCGGACTCTATCCCCTGCTGCCGGATCGGATGGATGTCGGCCGCGACAGTAAAACGGGCGAGCTGTATTATCTCTACACAAGGAGTACGGAGGAAAATCCGAATTTCAAAGCGGCGGGTCAGATTCGTCTGCGTCGGACAGATGTGCTGCATATTCCCGGGCTTGGCTTTGACGGTCTGGTCGGCTACTCGCCAATCGCGATGGCAAAGACGGCCATCGGCATTGCACTTGCGACGGAGGAATATGGTGCGACATTTTTTCAGAATGGGGCACGCCCCGCAGGTGTACTTGAACATCCCGGTGTACTCAAGGATCCGTCGAAGCTACGCGAGAGCTGGCAGTCCATCTACGGCGGCACGAAGAATGCAGGAAAAATCGCCGTTCTTGAGGAAGGCGTGAAGTATCAGCAGATTGCCATACCGCCCGAGGAGGCACAGTTCCTTGAAACGAGGAAGTTCCAGATCGACGAGATTGCACGGCTCTATCGCGTGCCGCCGCATATGGTGGGAGACCTAGAAAAGTCCAGTTTTTCGAATATTGAGCAGCAGTCCCTCGAGTTCGTGAAATACACCTTGAATCCGTGGGTCGTGCGGTGGGAGCAGTCGCTGCAGAAAGCATTGCTATCAAACAGGGAGCGGAAGGATTACTTCATCCGTTTCAATGTGGACGGGCTTCTGCGCGGGGACTACAAGAGCCGCATGGAGGGATATGCCATCGGGCGGCAGAACGGGTGGCTCTCTGCGAACGACATTCGCAGCCTTGAGGACATGAATCCTATCAATGCAGACGAGGGCGGCGATCTCTATCTCATCAATGGAAATATGACGAAACTCGAGGATGCGGGACTCTTTGCAGGTCAGCCGCAGAAAGGAGAGGGCAATGAAGCGTAAATTTTGGAACTGGGTACGGAATGAGGGAGAGAAGCGCACATTGCTTCTTGAGGGTGTGATTTCGGACGAAACGTGGTGGGGCGATGAGGTCACACCTCAGATGTTCCGTTCTGAGCTTCACGCTGCCGAGGGAGATATTGATCTCTGGATCAACTCACCGGGCGGCGACTGTTATGCGGCGGCACAGATTTACAATATGCTCATGGAGTATAAGGGGAAGGTCACCGTCAAGATTGACGGGATTGCCGCTTCTGCTGCATCCGTCGTTGCAATGGCGGGGACGACCGTCGAGATTTCTCCTGTGGGCATGTTGATGATCCACAACCCCGCGACGATCTCCATCGGAGACACGCATGAGATGGAGCGGACAATCACATTCCTTGCCGAGATCAAGGAGAGCATTATCAACGCCTATGAATTCAAGACGGGGCTGTCCCGTGCGAAAATATCACAGCTGATGGATGCAGAGACATGGATGTACGCAAAGAAGGCTGTGGAGCTTGGATTTGCGGATTCTGTTCTCTACGAGCATAGGGAACATTCCGCAGACGATACGGCAGCCGGGTTGATCTTCTCCCGCGCCGCTGTTACGAACTCCCTGCTCTCCAAGATCGGGCAGGGGAAGACGAGGAATCATGTCGATGCGGAGCCGCTGAAAAGGCGGCTCTTTTCTATGGCACATTGAAGGAGGACTATTTATGGACAAGGTTTTGGCAATGCGCGAGAAGCGCGCCGCTCTCTGGGAGAACGCAAAGGCTTTTTTGGAGGAGCATACGCATGACGGACGACTCTCGGCCGAAGATGCAAAGACGTATGAGCAGATGGAGCAGGAGGTGCTGGCACTCGGCAAGGATATCGAGCGCATGGAGCGTCAGGCAATTCTCGACGCGCAGCTTTTGCAACCGACGACGACGCCAATCACGAACACGCCGAATGGAAGTGTCGGTGCAGAAAAAACGGGAAGGGCGAGTGATGCGTACCGTGAGGCGATGCTCCGCGCCCTCCGCTCGAAGTTCCAGCGGGTTGACAATGAGCTCATCGAGGGGACAGACGCGAGCGGCGGATATCTTGTGCCGGAGGAGTATGACCACCGTCTGATCGATGTGCTGCATGAGGAGAATGTGCTGCGCCCGCTTGCGACGACGATCACGACGAGCGGCGAGCACAAGATCAACATCACGGCGACGAAGCCCGCTGCGGCGTGGATTGATGAGGGGGCGGCGCTGACCTTCGGAGACGCAACGTTCGCGCAGATGATTCTCGATGCGCACAAGCTCCACGTCGCGGTCAAGGTATCGGAGGAGCTGCTCTATGACAATGCGTTCAACCTCGAGCACTATCTGATTACCGAGTTCGGCAAGGCGCTCGGCGATAAGGAGGAGGAGGCATTCCTGCTCGGCGACGGGACGCACAAGCCGACGGGGCTTTTGGCAGCGGCGTCCGCACACGAGACGGAGGAAGCGAAGCTCAAGGCAGATGAGCTGATTTCGCTGGTCTACGCACTGAAGCGTCCCTACCGCAAGAATGCAGCATTCATTGCGAACGATCAGACACTTGCGGCGATCCGCAAGCTGAAGGATGCAAACGGTGTCTATCTCTGGCAGCCGTCGTATCAGATGGGCGAGCCCGACCGCATTTTCGGCTATCCTGTCTATACGACGCCCTATATGCCGATCGTGGAGGCAGGGCATATTGTTCTGGCGTTCGGTGACTATTCCTACTACAACATCGGGGATCGCGGCGTCCGCTCTATGCAGGTTCTCAAGGAGCTTTTCGCAGAGCACGGTATGGTCGGCTTTGTCATGAAGGAGCGCGTGGACGGCAAGCTGGTGCAGAAGGAAGCCGTGCAGGTGCTGAAAATCAAGGCGTAAGCTGCGGCGGCAGAGGGGAGGTGGTTTTATGCCTGTGCCGCTTGAGGAGGTCAAGCAGTACCTTCGCATTGATGGGAACGACGAGGATCTGCTTCTTTCGAGTTTTGCAGAGACGGCGGAGCAACTTTGTACGGCGCTCCTGCGCGTAAAGGATCTGTCGGAGGTGGAGAATAGTGCTGTTGTACGGATTGCAATTCTCTATGCAGTATCCTATCTCTACGAACACAGGGAGGAAGCCGACCACAGGGGGCTTGCTCTGACGCTGCGGTCGCTCCTTTTCGGCGTGCGGAAGGAGGGATTTTAGGTGAGAATGTCGATGAGCGAGCTGCGGCATCGCATCACCATCCTGCGCCCTGTGTCGGAGACCGACGATGAGGGGAACATCCTCTCATCGTCGGTGCAGGAGATTTCAAAGGCGTGGGCACTTGTTCTTCCATTTGCGGCGAAAATCTCTGACGGCTATGCGGAGAAGGTGCAGGAGGTGGATTACCGCATTGTCATACGCTACCGCACAGATGCCCGAGTGACGGATCGTATCCGTTGGGGCGATAAAACGCTCACGCCGATTGCGCCGCCGTATCCGCTTGGTGGGAAGAAACGGTGGCTTGTTCTGGAATGCAGGGAGTTGGTGGAAGATGGCTAGATACCGAGGCTTTGTCTCTGCCGAGAAAATATTGTCAGAGCTTGGCACGGAAGCGACGGCTGCAGCAAAGGAAGCACTTGAGCGCGGCGCGGACGATGTGGTCGCAGAGGCAAAGAACCGCTGTCCCGTCTATGCGGGAACAGATAAGCGCGTCATCAAAGGTGCGCTGAGAGATTCCATTCATAAGCGGCTGCGCCGAAAGGACGGTTCTGTTTGGCGCATTGCAGCGGATGCAGAATCCAGTGACGGCGTATTCTATGGCGTACTCGTTGAGTTCAGCCCGAGGATCAACCGACCGTTTCTCTATCCTGCGCTTGATGCCAAGAAGGACGGCATCCGCTCCGCCATCGTCGATGCCGTACAGTCTGCCATTCGGAGGCGAGGGAAATGAGTGCTGCCAAGATGGTGTATCAGGCACTTGTGCGCTCAAAGGAGCTGACGCAGCTTCTCGCTCACGGGAAGAAGGGCATCTACCACGGGCGCAGTCCCAATGCAGGGACATATCCTATCATTGTCTATTCGATGATCTCCGATGTTCCCGCGCTATCGGCAGACGGCACGGAATTGGAACGGCGTGTAACGGTGCGCATCCACATTCTGACGAAGGACGGACGGTTTCGAGAGATTCATAAAGCCGTGCAGAACGCACTTCTGCCGCTCGGTTTTGTCCGTGCACAGACGCAGGAGTTTGTTGAAAAAGATATATTCGTTGAAATCACAGATTACAGAACAGCAATGGAGGGAGAATAAAATGCCAAGTCCAACACCAACAGCAAAGCCCGCAGGGAATCTGACAAGCGGGCAGTTCATCAACATCCAGAAACTTCATATCGCCAAGATGCTCACCGATGTGGCAGGAGGGGCTGCGACCTACGAGGCTCCGATTCCGCTCGGAAAACTTCTGCGCAAGGTGGACATCAAGCCGCAGACGAATCAGGCGGAGCTGTTCGCCGACGGGCAGTCCGTAGACACAGCATCCAATACCGCATCCTATGATCTCACGTTTGACACTGCCGCGCTTCCTCTGGAATACACTGCTTACCTTCTGGGGCACAGTATCGAGAACGGCGTGATGAAGGCGGGCAAGGACGATGTTGCACCGTACTTCGCTGTGCTTTTTCAGTCGGACAAGCGCAACGGCAAGAAACGCTTCACTAAATTCTACAAAGTCCAGTTCCTCGAACCCTCCGAGAGCGGCAACTCAAAGCAGGGGAGCATTCAGTTTGACACGCCGACGCTGACGGCAAAGGCGATCTATCGTCTCTCGGACGGGCTGTCCTACGCCAAGGCAGATGAGGAGGCGGCAGGATTTGCCGCAGAGACAGGAACGAAGTGGTACGAGCAGGTCTGAGGGAGGTCACGATGGAAACACCGATGCTGCATATTGCGGGCAGGGAAATCACGCCGAATCCTCCAAAGATGAAGGTGTGGCGCGAATTCCTTGCCTTTTTTGATGCAGAGAAACAGAATATGGATCTTGAGGCGTTCTTGGACGCGCACGTTCGGCTGATCGTCCTTGGATTCGGCAGGGACGAAGTGACGCGGGAATCGGTGGAGGAGAATGTCGATGTTGCGGACATTGTGCCGCTCACTCGTGCACTCTTTCGTTGGATTCAGTCGCTGACGTTTTCCAAACTGGTGAACCTCCCAAACGCGGAGACGGGGAAAGAGGCGTAGTTCTTTCTCCGTACCGGAACTTACTGCGTTACTACGAGCGGCTGCAGTCGGCTTATGGGTGGACGATGCAGGAGATTGACGGGCATGAGATTGGATTCCTGCTCGATCAGCTTGTGGTAACAGCACTGTGCGAACAGCAGCAATCCGAGCGATTTATTGACGACGTGATGTAGGGAGGGGATAGAGTGGCAAAGCGCGGACAGAAGATTGATGAACTCTATCTCGACATCGGTCTCAACATCGCACAGCTGCAGCTCGATTTCGATACGGCGGGCAAGACTGTCTCAGATTCCATTGCACGGCTGAATGGCAAGGCAAACAACATCCATCTGAAACTGGATGCCGACCTCGCAAAACTCGACGGTGTGGGGACGGAGCTGGACAAGATCAAGGTGCGCCATCAGGCGATCAACCGAGAGCTCGATATTCAGCGGCAGAAAGAGCAGATTCTTGCGGCGGTTTTGCAGTCTGCCAAGAAGAATGACGGTGTGGACAGCGCGTCCTATCGCCGTGCCGAGAGCAATCTCCTCCGTCAGCAGCGGACGGTCGCTCAGACCGAAGCCGAAGTCCGAAAGCTCAACACACGTCTCAAGGAAAGCGCGGTTCTCTCCGGCACACTTGGCGGACGCATCTCCGCAGGAATGACGGCGGCACAGGCAGGTGTTCGGAATCTCACGAGCGGATTCAACGTTCTCTCGGCAAAGATGGCTGCTGTTATGGCTGTTGCGGCGACCGGAGCAGGACTGTTCAACATCACCAAGGATGCGATGCTTGCGGGTGAGAATGTCTACAAGCTCACACAGCGGCTTCACGTCTCTGCGGGTGAGGCGGCGACGCTCAATCGGGTGTTCCAACTTGCGGATACCGATATCAAGAGCGTCATACCTCTGATCGCTCGTCTTGACAAGCAGGTATCTGCGGCGGGGAATAGCGGCAATGACACATCTCGCGCACTCTCGCATTTCGGGATCGCACTCAAAGACCAACAGGGCAATCTCCTGCCGCTCAATGAGCAGCTCGCGCAGCTTGCCGAGGGATACAAGACGGCAAGCGAAGCGGGAATGGAGGAGGCATATACAGCAGAAGTCCTCGGTGCGCGCGGTGCGGCACTTATCCCGATTCTCGAACAGTATGACGATCTGATGACCATTTCCTCGCGTGTCAAGACCACGGGACTGCTCGACCCGGCACAGGCGCATGAGACGTATCTCAAATGGCGCGAGATGGAAATGGAGGCTGGGCAGCTGAAACTTGCCCTCGGTGCGGCGCTGCTTCCCGCAGCCGAGGAGTTGATGCCGGAAATCAATGACGGTTTCCAGACGTTCATCGAGACAATTCGCGACAACAAGGACGAGATCAAGGATGCCGTGCTCGGATGGGGCGAAGCTCTCAAGACTGTCGCGGAACTCGCGGGCTTTGTTGGGGAACAGATTCACAAGGTCAACGAACATGCCGAGGCGAACAGCTGGCTTGTGAAAAATCATCCTGTGGCATCTCCGTTGATTGCAATCCCGTTCCTCGGTGGTACGGTTCTCGACGCGCTCTATGGCGATGAGTACAAGCAGTACCAAGAACAGCAAAAGATCGCCAAGGAGAAAGCTGCGGCAGAGGAGCGTGCCCGTGCCGAGGCAGAGAAGAATGCCAAGGCGCAGGAACAGAATGCCAAAGCTGCGGCAATCCGTGCGGCAGCTGAGAAAGATGCCGCAAAGACGGTCAGTGAATCCGCAAAAGCGACCACACAGCTGACGGACAGCCTATATACACTGACACATACAGACATACAGAACAGTCTACACACTCTGGATCGCGAAGCGTTTCAGTTCTTCCAGAAGGGCGCAGATCCGCATCTAATCGACGAATACCGCTTGGCGAAGGAAGCGAAAATCTACGCCGACTTTCAGCGGGACGTTGTGGACAAGGCGAATGCGCTCTATAAGACCGACCTGCAGAACAAGTTGGACTCCATCGTCCGCGAAGCCGATGCTTTTCGGCAGAAGGGCTTGGATGAGGTGCAGACGCAGAACTGGCTCAGCGAGAGCAAGGCGCGAGTAATGGAGCAGTGGGAGCAGGATGTTGCATCTAATATTGACTCGATCTGGAAGACCGAACTCGAAAATCGACTTGCAGAAATTGAGCGAGAGAAGGAAGCGTGGGTACAGAAGGGACTGGATGAGGTTGAGGCGACGCGGTGGGCGGAGAAGGAAAAACTCGATGCCAAACGTAACGCCGCTCTGGAAGTCCTGCGCTCCCAGAAAGAGGAACTGAAGGTATTCAAGGAATCTGGGCAGGTCGGATTGATGCAGTACCTTCGCAAGAAGAACAAGTTCACGGCAGAGGATCTGGGGCTGACACCGGAACTCTTGCAGCAGTTCCAGTCCGGGCGTAAATGGGCGATGGAAAACCTTCTGCCGAATTTCGCTCCCGAGAAGCGTGAGGACAGTTCCCGTATTCGTGTCAACGGGCAGGAGTTCTCGTACTCGGAAATGATGGCAGGGCTTGGACAACAGGCGCAGAGCATCCAAACTGCGGGGCAGAATGTGCCGTCCTCTGATAATAAAGCACAAGGTTCTCCCTCCATGACGGACAATCGGCAGATTCACATACAGGTACATATCGATAACGCCGTTACGGAGGACAACGAGGGAATGCGCATGCTCGCCGACCATGTCGCCGACCGCATCCGCCCTGCCGTTGAAAATGCTCTTGGGGGTGATTCCAATTCATATTCACATTGGTGAGGTACGGACATTATCCGTTGAAAACTGGCAGATCGTTCCCGATGACCGTCAGCAACTCCTCGAAATTGTCGGCGGCGCGGTCGTGCAGGATTTCGGGCATATTGCAGAGGGCGATCGCATTTCTTGTTCGGTCACGGTCACTGCTGCTGATTGGGAGAAAATCAAGGGCTACTGGGACAGCCGTACAATGGTATCTGTGACCGATGAGGGCGGGAATATCCTGCCCGCTATGCGTGTTGTTGTGAAATCCTACGAGTACGCGGCTCATTTCCCCAAGGTGCATAAACTGTCTCTGGAATTTTGGAGGATGTGACAATGTCCGAACTGCTGCATATCTATATGAACAATCCGACGGCGGGGAGCACGGATGGGACGGAGGTGAGTTCAGGCACGGAACTTGCGCCCATCTCCGTTTTGCTCGATGCGGGCAAGGGCGAAGAGAAAGCCGTCAAATGCGCTGTGCGCTGTGAGAGCGGCTTCCGCATTGATGGGACACTTACAGTCAAGTTCGTCGGCGATCATGCGGGCAAGTGGAAGGTGGCGATGGATAACGGATATGCTGTCGATACCGTATTGGCATCTGCCACGTGGAAGGACAGCATCTCGTTATCCGGTGTTGCTGATAAGAATACGATTTTCTGGGTCAAGGCTCTGAGTACAACAGATGAGCCGCCTCAGCAGGATACGAGCGTGGACATTCAGGCAGAAGGGCTTCTGGTGTCGGGCTGAGGAGGTTCGTATGGCGTTCAAATACATCAATCCGGGCTATGCGGAGCTGCTTTCGGTCAGCGGCGGCACCACAGTAACGGGGGAGCAATACAGTAAAACGGGCGTATCTTTTTGGCAAACGCAGATGAACAGGGGGCTTTCGCTCTCGGAGATCCCGACGGAGCTATACGGGCGGTTCGATGTGTTTCTAAAAAATCCAACGAATGCAGAAGATGCGCTTGTGTGGGTATGTATCGGATACTATAACGGCATCAAGATCAGCCCGAACCGCGCTGTATGGGATATCGAGATTCGTAAAGACGGCAGTAACATATATAGTCTCACCGATACGGCAGAGGTGATCCGCACGGATGCTGTCAACACGTTGTGGTTTCATATCAAGCAGGGCAATCATGCCGATGGAATCATGCACGTCATGGTCAACGGGCATGAAATCTACCATGCACAGAACGAAGAACTCTGGTATGCCGGGGATTCCGAAGCAAAGACAGTAACCCTCCGCAGCAAAAGCAGCGATGCCCTGTTATCTAACCTCATCTTCTCGGATGAGGCGATCAACCCGAAAGAGCAGGTCGTTATGTTGCCAGTCAAAGAGACACAGACAAATATGACCGACTATGGGGATGGCAGCTATGAGGCGACGGCTGCGAATCAAGAACTTCTGCAAACGGTGGATGTCTCGTCACTTATCACGCAGTACGGAGCGGATTCGCGTGTGACGGGGATTTCTCTTCTCGGGAATCCTGCCCACCGTACGGCAGAAGGACTGTGTGCATTGACGGCACTTGAAAAGAGCGGGGGCACTGTCACCGAATACGGGAGACATATCGTAGAGCAGAATCCGACTTCTGTTGTCGCGGACGCAAGATCCGTCTCCATGTCGATTGCGGAACTCACAGGACGGCAGTTCGGATGGAGAGCGGGAACATGAGCATCAAGCTGAAACCAAGCGTCTGCATTGCGTGGCTGCCGCTGGGGCGCATTCATCTAAAATCGCTCATATACGCTACGGTGATTCCCGTATTTCGTCAGCCTGTGCAGGTGCGCGGAGATACGTCGCGCAGTCTGAACACATCCATCGTTACGCATGCAGATACCCTGCGCGACATTCGGATCGTCAAGAAAATCATGGTAATGGGCGACACGCAGCGGCGCATCGGTCATCGTGAAGCAGCGTTGGCAGATACGAAGCGCAGACTCATTAGGCAGTCGCGGATTCTTGCAGACACGAAAATCGAGATTCCGCACACGCTTACCTACGCAGAGTTTAGGGAGAGGGGCATTCGCTCGTTCTCCGTGACGCTCGGCGAACTCAGCTTATCGGACAACATCCAACTCGAAACAGTTCAACCACTGTCTGTCGGTGCATGCGTAGAGGGGCGGGTGATGGACTATGCCTTCCGTTTTCTCGTCGAGGAAACGAGTCAGCGCGGCATCGTGCAGTCCGTCAAGGGGACGTACAGTAAGGACACTCTCCTCTACACGCCCATCCATATCTATGTCGAGCGGGCGAAGGTGTCGCGCTATGCGGCGGAGATTGCGGCGGCACTTGGTCTTCGTCTGCATCGTCTGACGGACGACTTTACACCGTCGCAGAACTTCGAGGGCAGCGGTATGACCTACCATGACTTCATCTCCGCACTCTTCGGATGGACGGCAAAACTGCCGCAGCGTCAGATCAACGTCTTTATTCGTGGCGATACGCTCCACGTCATTCAGCGCGGGATGGAAGAGTCTGTGGTAGATATTACGAACTGGCCGCACGCACAGCCGACCATCGAGCGGAAACTTCTGCGCTCCGTCTGGCACAGTTCTCACAACGATTCCACCGGGGCGCACAACGAGAAAGATACTGTGCCTGTTCCCTTTACGGGCACGATTTCTTTCAAAGAAATCAGCAGAGCCTACTCCAACGGCTTTCTCGTGCGTGAGACGAATGAGAACGGCTACAGCACCTATTCCTATGATGGGGAATATCTCGCCGAAAAGCGCACGCACAATGTTGACGGCTCGACAAGCCGTACGGATTACTCATACGCCTCTACAGGGCGTGACGTTTATCTCTTCAAGGAGCGGGAGCGTACCACCGAGGCGGTCAATGACGGAAAGAAGCATACGGAATATGACTGGGAAGATTGGAGCCGTGAGAAGGGAACAGAGCGCGTTACCTACCACGCGCCGCTCGGCTACGGATGGTATGCGACCACGGTCTATGTGGATGGAGTGCTTGAAGGAAGTTCTCTCTCGCAGGGAAAACCCGGCGGCAAGGCGAGTCAGTTCACTGTCGAGCAGTCAAATCTGAGCCTTGGCGCTCATTACGCCAGTGACGATACGCTGCCGTATTCCTCGCTCATCGACACCGAATTTCCCGTTGTAGGCGCGGAGTATTTGCAGACGCTGACGAGAGAGATCGAATGGCTCAACCGCAAGACACAAGAGACGGTCACGCTCGAAATTCGTGCGCGGATTCAAAACGGTGTTCCCGATATTGACCACATCGTCGATTTCACCGAGCGCATCCGCTTCGAGGGGCACGAATACTTCTTGCAATCGAACACGGTGGAACTTACGCCGCGCCTTCTGCGGCAGACAATCAAGATGGTGAGGTGGTACGGATGAACGGCATTCTTGGACTTGCGGCGGCAATCCGAGCAGGACTGCAAAATGGACAATCTCAGGAATCTCGTGCGCAGCGCGGCAGGATTCAGAATGGTCGCGTCCATATCGGCGAGCGATCCTATCCCTTCCGTGCGGCAGTGGACTGTAACACAAGTGACGGAAGTCTTGTGTGGGTGCAGATTTCAAGGGGCGGCACTGCCGTCATTGTGGGAGCATGAGACGATGCACAGGGCGCGAGTGAAAGTTGTGCGCGGGAATCGGGTGCTTGCCGACGGCGTATGGCTTACATGTATTGGGAATCGGACAGTCTATCCAGGCGAATGGATCTGGACGGACGGTCGCTGCATTTACGGTCATGAATCCGAGGGCGGCAGCAGCTACGTTCCGACGAATGTCCTTTCCGGCCTTTCCGGCATACCGATTCTGAGGCGCAAGTGGAAGGACAACAAAGCGTTGACCTGCTATGCCTATTATGCGAAAGGTAAACTTCACAATCTTGGCTTTGGCAAAGACGAAGAGTGGATGGTTAATCGCGGCGGTCATTTTTCATTTTTTGATGCCGCTTATCTTGATGCCGAGATGGACGAGCAGGGGAATCTCTATACCCTCGAAGCTGTGAATGTTTTCGTGTACCCACTCATCGGCGTAGATCAGCGGCAAGGGATACTCTACATCAAACGCAATGGAGAAGTCATTGGCGCATACGATCTTATACAGCTGTTTGGTGCGCCCATCATCTCCAGTCCAATCGACCTATATATCTGCCAAACAATAGAAGGGAGGGTGGATCACACGGGACGCTTCAAAGTGATGATACGGCACGGCACCTCTAGGGACATAGCAAATGAAAGCCGTATCAAAACAAACCGTTATGTAGTCTTTGACGGTAGGAACATAGAACCTTGGTTGGAGGAAATCGAAACAACCATAAGCGATGATGCTACTGGTGAAGTACATACATCGGAAAACCGATGGATTGCGTCCGACGGCAGCATCCAGTTTCCCATCTACGATGGGAGGTACATGCTACTGCCGAGCGATAGAGATTTTCGATTATCTTCTGGCAGATGCAACACACCCATTTATAGCGCGCAGGATGAGCTAATCATGAAGATTGATACACACGCGGGTGGACGCGTGAATATCTGCCCCTTGGATCAAGGGAAATATCTGGTCAGCATGGTGCCTAGTTCTGTTTTGGGAACTGAGACTTCAAACCTCTACCTATGGGAAGGGGGGAAGCTGACGTATCTGATGGACGAATGCCTGAACCGCCGGCTACGCAGGATGAATCATCTCGGAAAATGGAAAAAGGCAGGAGTTGTTTAGTATGGATCCCATTCTTACCATACGCCTCTATGCGGCGGCCATAGGTATCGTCATCGGAGAGTTCCTCGGCAGTTTTGACGATCTTCTCTATGCGCTCATTGCATTTGTCGTAGCGGACTATATCACGGGCGTGCTCAAAGCCATCGCAGAGAAGAATCTTTCAAGTGCCATCGGATTTAAGGGCATTTGTAAGAAAGTTTGTATCTTCACCCTCGTCGGCGTGGCGAATGTCCTTGATGTTCACATCATCGGAAGCGGTTGTATCCTGCGCTCTGCCGTGATTTTCTTCTACATCTCGAATGAAGGAATTTCGATCATCGAGAATGCGACAAAGATAGGGCTTCCTATCCCTCAGCAATTACAAAACACTTTGCTACGGATGTACAGCGATAAAGATATGCACACGAAAGGAGAAAACGACAAATGAAAGTATTCTTGAACCCGGGGCATGCACCAGAAGGAAATCCCGACCCCGGCGCGTGCGGGTATGGGCTGCGGGAATGTGACGTTGCGAAAAACGTCGCTGACCTTGTTGCGGGCTATCTCACCGCCGCAGGTGTTGAGGTAGTCGACAACTTGCAGTCCGACAGTCTCCGTGAAGTTGTATCGGCTTCCAATCGTGTGGGTGCAGATGTGTTTATCTCCATCCACTGCAATGCTTGTAACGGGGTAGCACAGGGGACGGAGGTCTGGCACTACTACGGAAGCGGCGAAGGCAAGAAGCTGGCACAGTGCATCCAGAATCAGATCGTGGATGCGCTCGGAACTGTGGATCGTGGCACAAAGGGGGCAAAGCCCGGTGTCAACGGTTTGTATGTTCTCAGCAACACTGACGCGGTCGCAGTACTTGTGGAGCTTGCGTTTATCGATCATGAAGGGGATGCAGAATTGCTCCGCAGTCAGCAGGATGAATTTGCCCGCGCCATTGCACGCGGCGTGACCGACTACGAAGCACTGTGAGGTAATTACAATGTTTGAACGGACACGGACGACGGTCACGGAGCATAAAACAGTCTTGCTCGTCATCCTCCTCATCATGCTGCTCTTGATTCTTGGCATTGCGTACGCCCTCGGTCGGCACTCCGTGCCCGAGCAGACAGCGACGGAAAAACCTGCCGTCATGACGCAAGAGCAGACGCAGGATGTTAAGGCGTTGCGTACGCAGCTCGATATCTCACGCGCCAATGCAGACGCCCTGCAAAAGCGGTTTGCGGACGTACAAGCGGGGCAGCGTGCGCCTACAGTGACGTACCATGTCAGCGCACCTACCGTTGAGCGTGCTGCGCAGGTCGTTGAGCGTCAAATACGAGAGGACGACCCGACACTGCCGCGCGCGGCGCGGGAGAAGTCTGATCGTACGGTCGTTACACCGATCGTCAAGGACAAGGACGGGGATACTCTCCCACCTGAGGAACAGAAAGTCGACGTATACAAGATCGACCTCCGAAAAAACCACCGCATCAAAGCGGGCGCCTCCGTCATTGATGACAAGGCTATGATGACCGTTGGATATGAGCAAGGGCGATTTGAGGCTCTTGCTCATTTCGACGGTGCAAGGTGTAGGGGAGCGACGGTGATGTATAACGTCGCGGAGTGGTAATAGACAAAAATAGAGGGACGGCGTGACATGTGCCGTCCCTCTATTTTTGTCTACAGCTTGTCTACCATGCTGACAAAAACCTTTGAAAAAAGCTCAAATCGTCATTCGGGAAAGATCCTCCTAAAAACTACCGTGAAAGCACACAGTTGCTGGGTGTACCACGAATACCAGCAACAAGAAAAACCATTACAATTCAACGCTTGGAAAATGAATACGTTTGTGTAGCCCTTCGTTCACAAATACAATATCTTGTATTTTCGGAATGCGAATGCTATACTAAATTCACATTTGATTGAATTTCGTGGTGGGGCAAAGGATGGAGAAACAACGTGTTGTCGTCGCGATGAGCGGAGGTGTGGACAGCTCGGTTACGGCTGCACTGCTTCAGGAGCAGGGATATGAAGTCGTCGGTGTGACGATGCGTCTCTCGGAGGAGGCGCGCGACGCCGACCCCGATGGGCGCAGTTGCTGTTCTCTCTCGAGTGTGGACGATGCGCGCCGTGTCGCAGATATTTTGGGGATTCCGCACTATGTGATGGACTTCACCGAGCCGTTTCAGCGGCTGGTGATTGACTATTTTACGCAGGAGTACGCGCGTGGGCGCACACCGAATCCGTGTATTGCGTGCAATCGCCATATTAAGTTTGAAGGGCTGCTGGAAAAAACACGGGCGCTTGGTGCACAGTATATTGCCACAGGGCATTATGCGCGGATCACGCGCACGGACGATGGAACCTACCATCTGCGAAAGGGAATTGATGCGGCGAAGGATCAGTCCTACGTGCTCTATCATCTGACACAGGAGATGATGGATCATGTTCTCTTTCCGCTCGGGGATTATTGCAAGGACGAGATTCGGCGTATGGCGGAGGACTATGGGCTCCCCGTTGCCCACAAGGCGGAGAGTCAAGAGATCTGCTTTGTTCCCCGTGACGACTATAAGTCCTACCTGCGTACGCACGCACCGCAGACGATGCAGACGGGGGCGATCACGGATCGTACAGGACATGTCCTCGGCACCCATGAAGGCATTGCCTTTTATACCATTGGGCAGCGCAGGGGACTTGGGATTGCGGCAGAGCATCCGCTCTACGTGATCGCTTTGGATGCAGCCGAAAACCGTGTGATTGTTGGTACGTCCGATGAGGTCTTTGCACGTGCGCTGACAGCGTCAGATCTGAGATGG